AAAGCACCTTTTAAATCGTTTAGTTGTTCATGTAAATCGATGTTTTCTTTATAAGAAACATTGAGTTCTTCATGAAGATCTTCAATTTTTTTCTTGCCTTGTGTGATGAGACTTTTAACATCTTCATTTAAGGTAGCAGGATCGAATGAAATGATTTTTTTAATTTGTTCTAATTGTTTGATTGCAGTTTTGTTTGCAACTGCTTCTTCTAATTCTGCATGAGGAATGGATTTTGAAAGATTAGCATCTAAGAAGTTGCTGATTTGATTTACAACCTTTTCACTGAAAGTTTCTGCTTTTTCGTTTAATGCCTTTTTATAGAAATTAACTATTTTTATTAATTTAGAAGCATGATTTTCATTAATAGCATTTACAACTTTTTTTAATTTTTCGGAATGATCGGCATCAATAGCCTCTAATAATTTTCCTAATTTAGAAGCATGTTCTTCGTCTTGTTTGCTGAGAGCACCTTCAACTTGAAGTTCGACTTGAGCATTTACTTTTTCGTTAACTGCGATTTCAAATGCTTCTGCGATTGCGGAGGCTGCTTCTTCGTTGAGAACGTTTGTATCAAATGCTGGTATTATTGATGAGATATCCATAAAATTTTTATATATTACTATTTACTCTTACCTACTACCTTTTTTGTTAAATTTTTTTTAGTTTTTGTACAATCACATTTTGATTTATCTTTTTTATCGGGTGATTGTTTTTTAATTGTATTTTTAATACGTGTTTTTACCTTTTCTGTTACTACTGTATCTAAAGTTTTTTTAGCATCTGAAAAATTATTTTCACATATTTGAGCTACTAATTTAGAAATTAAATTTCGAGTGTTCATGATATTATTTATACTTACTTATAACAATTACAATGTTTTCAATGAATTAATAAATTTAATTATTTGTTCAGTTAAATATTTATTTCCTTCTTTATTAGGAATGTTTGAAATTGCATTTTCAAATCTTTCATAAGTAGGAGCAAATTTTCCATCTTCATTTAAAATCCATTGTTTAGATTCTAGGATGCCATTAACAAAGGCAGAAGGAACCGAAGGATCAGCAACAACGTCTACTGCCACTAATCTAAAATCAGAAACACGATTAACCCCTCTTCCATCTTCCTGTAATCTACCTAATGCACGACTAGATACACCGAGCTTTACACCATCCATTATAAGAGAACGAACGATTTGTCCCATAGGTGTTGAAAGAACTTTTGATTTTCCTTCAAAAATATTACCATTTTGTTTTAATTCTGTAACAACATGACAAACTCTTTCTAAATTAATATCAGGACTAGATGGATGATTTAATTCTCCAGTAGCTCTTTTTGTGTCAATCATTTCAGATGTATATCTTCCAACTTCTTTAACCATTTCTTCCAATGGGTATACTCTTTTATTTTTATTAGCTTCGTTAGCCATTAAAAAGGGTCCTTGAATGTGTAAAATAGAAGGAGTGTTTCTATTTTTTTCTTCGATTAGATATTGAACTTCGTATGTTGGTTCCTCTATTAAGAGATTATAGGCATTATTGGACATAATTGTTTAAATATTTATAGATATAATTATCTTTTTGTTATTATTATTTACAATAGAAAGCAAAGATTCAACTATTTATATGTTTTTCTGTTAAAATAATAAATTGATATCCTTTAGATTTGCTCCATGCTTCAGCAGCTTGCCACTTGGCTTGATTAAGTGCAAATTGAGTCTGTTCATATATCATTGTTTTAACTTTTTTATTTTTAGTAGCTTCTGGACGAAGTGTTTGTTTGTGTGGTTTAATTTCTATTAAGAGTTTTTTAATATTTCCATTAGATTCTTTTAATGCGGCTACTAAATCAACAAAATATCTATGAATCCTTCCATCTAAAGGAGATTGATAAGGAACTACTACACTTTCTGATCCCCATGTAAGAACATTGGAATTATTATCAAACCAACGAAACACTTTAAGCTCTAGGCTACTACGATATACAATAGGAAATTTGCCTCTATACTTTTGTTTATTATGTGCGGTGAATATTCCTTGCACATATTTAGGATTTTTCTTTTTAAGAGGAAGTTTCATTGATTATTTTCAAAAACTCCTCGTAGTGTTTATCTACTATAAGAATAGTTATATATCCTTTAGACTTACTTCTTTTTATTTTTAAATCATTTAATTTTTTTTGATTTTCGTATGTGTATTTAGATTTTATCTCTATAATCATGTTAAACTTTGGTATATGAAAATCAGGATAGTAATGAATATGTTTTCCTTTATCAGAAATTTTAATTCTAAATCCTCTATCAAATGAAAAATCCTCTTCTTTCAGAATATTATTCCCAAAAACAAAATCAAGAAAATGATCTTCATATCCCATTACCTGAATCGTCCTACCAGAAGGTAATATGTAGTTTTTGTTTCTATAATTTTTCTTTAAAGCATTTTCTTGAAATCCTTCTGATAAATTCATATTCCTAATTATTTCTGATTTTGGTTTTATTACCTCATTACCAAAATTAGATATTAGAATTTTTTTGATATTGTAACGTGTTATATTATATTTTTTTCCTATATCAGATGTGTTTAAATTACCATTTACATATAGATTATAAATTTCATCCTTTATCTGTTGTTCTTTTTCTGTAGATATTTTTTCGTTTTTTCTTATTAGAAGATTTTCACTTTTCAAATACCTATATAGATTACACTCTTTCACTCCAAAAAAAATTGATGTCTTTCTGATATTATTTGTTTTATTGTAATAAGATAAAATATCATTTAAATTTTCTTTTATAGTGATTACTTCTCCTTCAATAGGATTTTTTGCTCTGTTTATATATTCTATTCCGTTTTTAGATAGAATTTTTTTAAAAACGTTATGATCAAATCCATATTTTTTATTGAGTTGATTTAAAGATGTCCCTTGTTTATATTCTTCAATAGCTTTTGTAATATTTTCTATATTTTTGGTATTTTTCCAAACCATAGAAACATTGTTATTTTTTAAAATATTTCTAATCCTACCATATGATAGATTATTTTTTATAGCTACTTTTTTTATAGATTTTAAAATACTATAATCTTTTATTATTATTTTTTCCATTATAATACTTACAACTACAATAAAAAAACTAATAGGATTATTATCAATTATATCCTAAAATCATACTTCCTATTGATAAAAGACCAATAAAAATACCAATAAAAAATTTAATAGGATCTCTGTCTATAGTATCTTTGGTTATTTCATCTTCTAAGGCAGCTTTTTCAGTTATTCCTTGAGACATAAGATCACTATGATTAAGTGTTTGACCACCGAATAAATTAGTTCCTGCATATTTTCCTCTTGTATGTGCAATTGCTATTTTTGTAAGTGCTAAAGTGTATCTATATACCCAAAGTTGACTTACTAAATATTTTATTGGTTTTTGTAACTTACATCCAACTAAACCAAAATAAGGAGTACCACTTTGTTGTGATGGTTCGGGAATTATTTTAAGAATTTGAGAGTCTGGATCAAATCTAAGATAAGGAGTCATTGCTAAAACCTTTTCTCTTGTGTCTATCCATGTTTTTAATGCATTAAATGTCACTAAATCATATCCAACATTTCCTAATAGATGACCAAAGTATGCTTGTTGAGCAATTGTATTTTCAATAGTAAAAAGAGTATTAACACCAGTATTATTTCCTTCAGCAAATGAGAAAACATCTACAACTCTTCTATAATCATCTAAATCATAATCAAATGATGCACTTAAAGAAGGATTGGATGTATTGTCTTTATACATATCTGGAGTAATATTCATTAATTCTCCTATATGCAATCCTACTCCCTTTTTATAAAGATCTGATCTAAAAACCAAATATTCTTCCTCAACACCAGCAAATTTTGTAAAGTATTCTAGTGAAATATCAATCAACTCATACATTTGTTCACTGCTTATTTCTAATTGTATAAGAGGTTCACCTAAACTTCTTCTAACTCTTTGTGCAAGATGATTGTAGCTTTTAATCTGAGAATTAAAAGTTGTGCTTCCATGAAAAGAATTTGGTAATACTGGTTGTTGAGGATATGACATATTATATACTTATATGTTTGTTATTTATCGACTATATATATTATTCCTCAACAACTTCATCAGAAGACAAACTCAATCCAAGCCTGTTTATTTCTGCTTCACATTCTTCTTGAGTCCCTGTAAATAAAATACTCTGTGTTGATATTGATTTGTTTGTTTGTTCAAAAAATATAATATTGGTTCCATCATGGACGAGCTTCCATGCATCCGATTCGTCATATGACCAGTTGTTTTCGTTGGGTGAGATTATCATGGTATTGTTACGGAAAGTGTTGAGGTTGCGGAGTTATAAGTTGCGGTCGAGCCAGATGGAAGCCCCACCAAAGTAACAGTTGCATAAGTTTGCGTTGTCGTTCCTTGGAAAAATCGGAAGGTTGTTACGCCAGATGGCGGGGAAACATTGAATGTAACGACCAACGAAAGATTGCCAGATTGAAATGTTGCGGTTGCCGTTGACGCTCCAGTAGTTTTTCTAGCTCGAATGAACCCACCCGTAATGGTCGTTGATCCCGTGTGGGTATCCGTTGATGCAGTTAAATCCAAATACCCATTTCCTGTTTTGTTTAGGTTTCCGCTACCTGTGATACTGCCTGTAACTGTTATCGTAGGTGCACCTGTGGTGCGATATTGCAAAGTAGCTC